TTTGCTCCGTATGCCGCAAACTTGGCAGAAGCACTTGTCCCTAAAACTCTTGGTGGGTTAGCAAAATCAACTGCTGGCGCTGGTGCTGTTGGCGCTGCGTCAGAAGGCGCTCGTTCTATTGCAGAACGCAGAGGCGCATCTCCCACTGCACAAGAAGCTGTAGAGCTTGGCACATCTTTAGGCCTTGGCGGTTTGGGATATGGCGCTCAAAAACTTGGTGGTGCGGCAAAGAATTTGTACGGCACAGCAATGGGCAAAGAAACAAAGCCTCTTGCTGAATCTTTGAGGTCAAAGGCTCAACAGTCTTTGGTTCAACCTGCTCAGCAAACTCAGAAAGAATTGGCTCAAACAGAAAAGGTATTGGGTCAAATGGCTCAAAAACCTCAAGTTGCTGCTGCTCGGGTTCAACCTATTACCCCTGGGCCTCAAGCGGCTGAACGCGAGGCTGTGCGTGAGAAGTTGGGCGCACAGGTATCAAAAGCAGACGTAGCGGAACGTGGCGCACAACAACGCTTGCAAATGGCTCAGAACGATTTGCAAAAGTCTCAGGCTGCTGTTGACCAGTTAGAAGCATCTCTTGCTGGAAAGCCAGGAATTACTGCTGATGAGCTTGGTCGTTCCCTACAAACCACCACCTCTAAACTAGCAAAAGATGGTGTTGCCGCAAGAAAGCAAGCGGCTGGATATGACACTGTTTTTAAGAACGCCGGAGATAAACTGTCTGTAGACACTAGTGGGTTGCTGGCAAGTGTGGATAAACTTTACAAGCAAACACGCAATCCCAACTTGCAAAATATTTTGTCTGAACTAAAGCGTTTGGGTCAAACTGGAAAAGGCATTAGTGAAACAGGTGAGTTTGTTGGGGATAAGGCTTTGAGCCTGAAATCAGCAGACTCCCTTAAGGGCTATCTTGATTCCATCATTTCGTCCAAACAGCATAAAGAAACAAAACTAGACAGGGAAACTTTGCAAACAATACGCAACTTGAAAAATCAGTTGATGATGAAGGCAACTAATGCCCACCCTGATTACAAGGAAGCCATCAATAAATTCAGAGAGATGTCTCGCCCACTAGACATTGTGGAGCGTAACGGTTCTTTGAAAAAGGTTATTGATACTGACCCAGTAAGCACTGCCTACAGAATGACAGAAGCGGAAGTTACTGGTCATGTGATTCGCAAAGCCAATGCTGGCAATCCCACTTTTACTCGTTTGCTACAAACCAATCCTCAGTTGAAGGACTCGGCTCGTCTGTACTTTACAAAAGATTTGTTTGGTAAAGATGCCGCGCCAACAGTTAAATCTTTTGAAAACTGGCTGTCTACCAATGAGCGTTCATTGCGTCAGACAGGACTGTATGACGAGTTCAGTACATTGCGTAATTCGCAAAAAGCCGCACGGGATGCGGTTGACCAAGCTAAAGGCATAGCCGAAATAGCAGAGGAGAGTTTGTCTGCCGCCGCACAGAAAAAAGCTGATGTTGAAGGCTTGGCAAAGAAAGCCACTGGGCGCTTAACGGAGGCTTTGAAGACAGGCGAGACACCGGCTCAACTTGCTCAGCGTATCGAAAAGGCAAAGACAACACCAGTACCAGGACAGTCCAAGTTTGTGTCTCAGGCTGACAAACAACAGCGTTCCTTAGAGGCGCTGTCTGAGTTGCAATCGAACTTGACTCGGGCAACCAAACCTGAACAAATTAGAACTGAAGTCAAGGCTACGGCTGAGAAACTCAAAGACTTGGGCTTGATTAGCGAGCAGCAGCGAGACCAAATGTTGCGTGAGGTTGCCAGCTTGGGCGAAAGCATTGAAGCCCGTGGAGAGGCTTTGAAGCGTGTTCGCAACATTATTCTTGGCACAGCCGCTATTGGCGGTGTCGGTTGGGGTGGGCGTCAAGTAGCAGGGGCATTGCAATGAGCAAGAAAAAAGAAAAGGGCATCAACTCCGACCTGGAGGCAGCTATCAACAAGTTGATGGCGCAGGTAATGACTGACCCAGAAGCCAGCATTACTGACAAGATGAAGGTGATTGACCGCGCCCTCAAGTTGGAAGCTCTCAAGATGAAAGATTCAGATTCAGAATGGGGTTCTGGGTTTGGGTTGGACGATGATGACGAGAAGTGATAACATGATTATTCCGTTATCAAGAGGGTATTACCATGGATGCAACACAAATCATTCGCCTGGCGTTGGGGGTCATTTCAGACCGCTTAATCACCATCGTGGCGCTACTTACATCGTGCGGCCTTGCTTGCTACACGCTGTGGGCGGGGGGATGGGAGCGAGTGGCAACACTGGCAATTTTTGTAATTTTCGCTTATCTTACGGTAAGTATTAAGGGGAAACCAAATGAGTCTGAAACCTAAACATCCAGCTTATCAGCCTGAACAGCGCCACCAGCGTCCACACGAAGACAATCAGCAGATTGCAAAGTCTGTTCGTCCTCAGATGCCCCGTGATGGCTCTATGAATGGACAAAACAATGTTGCCAAAAAGATGCCAGCGGGATTTATCGCCGTCTGGGATTATGGCAATGGCGAACAAACGAAAAGGTCACCCACATCTGGTGGCGGTGGAAAGGTGTACTGATGGCTAATAACATTGCTTTCCAAGCGCAAGGCAAGACTTATAAAGCCAACGTCACAACGTCTTCTCAGACTATCACCGTCACGGCAGATAGCCCTTGCAATCAAATTTGTGTGGCTAATCACCAACCTACAGGCGCTACCGGCTACCCTGTTTATTTTGTGGTTAGCAACCTTTCAAACGTAACCTGCACTGCGCCAGCAGCAGGCGTTCCGCAATACGCTTTGGTGTCTGTGCCTGGCTCTGTCAAGGTGTACACCGTTCCTTACCAATTCTCCTCTGGCAATATGTACATTGCTTTTATTGGTGAGGCTGCTTCTGAGTGTTATTTCACGCCTGGCGAGGGGTTGTGATTGCTTGACCCCATAAGCATTAGTGCGGCTTTCGCTATTGCGAAAAGCACTATTGCCGGAGTACAAGAAGCAATCCAAATGGGGAAAGACCTGCAAGAGTGCAGCGGCGACCTCATCAAGTTCTTTGAGCATCGAGACACGGTAGCCAAGGCTGCTGTGCAAGACAAGGGTAAAAAGCCTCGCTCTGAAATGGGGCAAGCGTTAGATACAGTGATGCAAGCGAAGGCTTTGCGTGACGCTGAGAAGAAGCTCAAAGAGCAGCTAATTTACTCAGGGCAGGGTGATGTCTGGGAGTCTATCCAGGCTGAGTACAACTTAATTGTATCTAACCGTAAGCGTGAAGAACGTGAAACAGAAGCGGCAGAAAAATTACGCAGGGAAAACCTTGCCGAAACCATAAACATTTTGTTGATTGGATTTGTGTCTATCCTTGCTGCTGGTTTTATTGGTTGGGGCACGATTGAATTTATTATGTACAAAATGAGGCAATGAAATGGATGAACTTCTTGGACTTCTTAAAGGCGTTGCACCTGCTCTGGCAACCGCTGTTGCTGGCCCTCTTGGGGGTGCTGCTATCTCCGCTATTGCTGGTAAGTTTGGGGTATCTGATTCTGTGGAAGCTGTGGCTAAAGCAATTGCAGGTGACCCACAGGCGGCGCAGAAGTTGGCTGACTTAGAGTTTGAGTACGCTAAGCTGGACGCTGCTGACCGTGACAGCGCCCGTAAACGTGAGCTTGAAATTGCCACCAGTGCTGCTGCTCCCTGGTACAGCAAAATAGTCACCCCTGTTCTGGCTATCGGTATGTTTGTTTTGTGGGGAACAGTCAATCTTTTGTTGCTCAATAATGCCATTCCTGACGGCATGAGAGAGATTGTCATTCGTATGCTTGGCTCACTGGATGCAGCCAACATGCTGATTCTGTCTTACTATTTTGGCAACTCACACAAGCACTGATATGCAGCTATCTGAACACTTCTCTTATGACGAACTGACTCACACTGACCATCGTGAGCTTGACAACACACCTAATGAGCAAGAACTTGCAAACCTTAAACGCCTGGCTGCATTCCTTGAAGAAGTCAAAACTGTCTTGGGTGGCAAGCCCATCATGGTTAACTCAGCCTTCAGAAGCAAACAGGTCAATGATGCTGTGGGCAGTAAAGACTCTTCTCAGCATCGTATCGGCTGTGCTGCTGACATTCGTGTACCCGCTATGACCCCTGATGAGGTCGTGCAAGCAGTGATTGCTTCTGGCCTGGGGTATGACCAAGTGATACGTGAGTTTGACCGCTGGACGCACATCTCTATTCCGAACACGCCTGACTTGTCTCCTCGCAAGTCAAAGTTGATTATCGACAAGCAAGGAACCAGACTGTATGCCTAGAAAGAAATCACCTAATCTGTCTGTCGGCAGGGGCGAGAAACTCTCGGTCAAGGCTGGCGGTGGGTTGACTGCGAAAGGCAGGGCCAAATACAACAAGGCCACTGGCAGCAAGCTGAAAGCCCCAACAAAGTCTGGGCCTCGCCACAAAGCCTTTTGTGCCAGAAGTAAGAACTGGAAAGGCGAAAGAGGCAAGGCCGCTAGAAAGCGTTGGGGTTGCCGTTAAGGTGCTGGTAACAGACCGCCTTCAAACAAGTAGGTTCCAAAGTGCCCCAGGTTCACCCAAGGCGCTGCCCAAATCTTGACACCGTTGTCACGCGCTATCTTGCAAAAAGCATAGTCCTCTGAGAGCAGACGTTCTGTTTCTTTCTCGATAAACACGGGGAAGAACTCAGAGATGCGGTCAGCAGCCAATTGACCAGAGGTGTCGCCCACATCATTGATGTAGCTGGCAACCACTGGCTTGAGCTTTTCAAATACTTTGCGTTTGATAAGCATAAAGCCTGTACCACCAGCAAAGATTTCTACAGGCTTGTCACGCGGCACAGTGACTTCTCCTTTGTAGTCCACCAAGTTCACAACCATGCTGCCGGTGAAGTGCCGCAGGTATTGTGTAGGCACACCGTTCTTGACTGCACCTTCAACTGTTCTCCAGTTGATTTCCTTTTTAGGGTAGATGCCGCAAATGATGTCCTTGTCTGCTTCCATCATGGTGATGATGTCGGCTGGATTGAAGCGGATGTCTGCATCAATGAACATCAGGTGTGTGCATTCCTTGCGTTGCATAAAGCCATGCACAAGACCGTTACGGGCACGTTGCACAAGGCTTTCGTTAAACATGAAGGAGAAGGAGGCATCTATCTCTTTTTCTTTCAGCAAGCCTGGCAAAGGCAAAAGAGACTGACAAAAGAATCCGGTGGTCATGCCACCATACATAGGTGTAGTGATGAAGATGTGAGGCTTTTTCTTAGTCCGTGTCTTCTTCTCAGGTTTGTCTTGCGTTTCCAGCTTAACTTTCTTGGTTGCCATTTGTATACCCTCGGTCTGTTTTGATGATTTCCATAGCATCTGAGTAGCCAGATGTGTAGGCGATGTTCCAGATTTCTTGCAAACTCATGTTGATGAGCTTTTGTGCGTACTCGACAGCATTCTTACCTTTCTGCAAAGATTCTTGCGAAGGTTGAATCTGTTGTTGTTTTACCTTTTCAGTCACGATATGTCCTCTATGCGTAGTACGTACTTGTTTGTCTTAGCTGACTTGCGCCAGCCGTGAACATGAATTCGGATACCGGACTTGCGAACAGCCGAAACTGTATCGCTGTCCTGTATCTTTTTGATGCGGGTGCTGACCGCACTTGCAGTCACCTGCACAGCAAGCACCTCGTTTTCCCTGATTGCCAGCAAGTCACACCATCCCCACAGGTCTTGCCGTATACGGGCAAAGGGGTTCCAGTGTTCCACGATGGCAACCAGGTAGCCCTGCTCTCGCAAGTACTCTAGGCTGCGCTGTGTAGGTGATGTCTTCTTAGCCATCAGAAGGGCACATCTGAATCATCGTCTTTGTACTGGCTTTTGTTGCCGTAGGTAGGACGAACTTCTGTTGGGCCTTTGGGGACTTCCCGTTGCTTCTTGCTCCAGTTGTCTTCTGACAGTGAGAGCAGATCAAAGCCACGGCTGGTGGGTTTCTTCCAGGCGGCGAGCTTGAGCTTCTCTCCGGCCTTGTAATCCATCTCCAGCACGACAAAGCCTTTGAAGTCAGGGGCAGAGGGCGACTTGCGCTGCTCTTCTGCTTCCCAGTACATCACGCCTTTGCCTGGTTTTTCTTGGTGCAAATTACTCATGTAGTGCCTTTCTGTAGTGATAACGGGCAAATGTTGACCCGCCTTGATTAACAGTCTCCGTAGAGATTCTGTGTCCGTTGCGGCGAAGCACCTCGATATGGGCTGCAAGCCGTGTGTCGTTGAAGAGGGAGTGAGATTCCCTCTGTGTGAGTGAGTTGCCATCCTGAAGGTATTTCAGAATTCTGGCTCGCTTGGTTCCGAAGTTGGAGAGGTTGGGGACGGCTCCGGCTTTGGGTTTGTGGACACGCCAGCCTCCACCAGTAATGCCCGAATCTTGATTTTCTGGGTGCTGTCCAAGCTCTCCAGCATGTCCATGTTGACCGCTTTCAGGCTGTCTAGCTTCTCACGCTTGACATCCTCTTGCAGTTTGGAAGACAGGGAGATACGTGCCACCATGTCCACATAGCCCTGCACCCATTCCTCTTTGCTGTGAAAGGCTGAGTAGGGGTCATCATTGCCTGGTACGTAGAGTTTGAAAGCTCCGTCAGGTATTTCTATGACCGGCGTGTCCACCCGTTCTGCAACGCCCATATCTTTTGCTGGTGAAGGCGTAAAGTCCTGTACCTCTTCTGGTGTGTAGACACCCACAACACAGCCTGGGTAGACAGATCGGATACCCTCGGATACGACCCTGGCTCTGAGCATAGCTCGGGGGTAGTTCTTCCAGTTATCTTTGTTGGCAATACCAATAGATTTCGCCTTGGCAAGTGTCCAGCTAAGCTCAAGAGTTCCTCCCTGAGGGTGACTGAATACGCCCGTGACCTTCTCATCTGTGTACTCCTTCCATTCAACTTTGCCGCCAGCTTGCTGGAATCTGGCAAGCATGGCATCTGCTTTCAGTGCTGGACGGCCTTGAATTAGGTGGTAATCCCTCATGGCAATGCCTGGATGCAACCCCTCTGCTTGGCAAAGAATCATCAAGGACATCGCTTGCTCTGGCGTACTGATTCCAAACAACTTAGATTTAGAAACGGCAATTGCCATGTTTTCTATTTCATTGAACGGTATTAGATTGGACACGGCCTACTCCTTGGGTGAGGTTATACATAGTGATATTGCGGCGTGATGCCTCAATTTGTGATGGCTTCATCTTTGTGAGGCCGGTTGCAAACGCATGAATCTTGTTCTCTTTTGGTGTCACCCACTCCAAGTTCCCTGCACAGTTGTTGACTTTGTTTCCGTCAATGTGGTTCACGTGTGGCTTATCAGATGCGACCAAAAAGGCTTGAGCAACAAGGCGGTGAACCTTTAATTTTGTTGTCTTACCTTCTTTGAATAGGCCAACATAAGCGTATCCACATCGGTCAATAGCTTGCTTTAGCCATCGCCCTTCGTTGCGCGACTTCTTTGGATAAGCCCAAACAAGCCCATCTCTGGTGACTGCGTACAGTCCTTCATACCCAACAATGTCTTTCATAAAAATTTCTCCACTAGAGTTAAGGTTGTGTCTATGACAGATGTTGCTGCCATGAAGTAGATTGCAAGGTCAAGGCTGTTCATGTCTTTACCTTCTTGCTACCCACAGGGCGGCCTGGCTTGATGCGTGGCTCTCCGTCAGAGATGCGGTAGCCGTACTTGGCGTTCTGCATGTCCATACTGAGTTTGTTCACCATCTGTGTCAGCTCTTCTAAGGCTTTCCAGAGTTGGTCTTTTTCTTTTTTAGAGATAAACATGATTAACCTTTCACCAGAAAGCGGCGTGAGCCTGGTTGTTCGTAGATAAACTTGCTGTAGATGTCAGGCATGGCTTCCTGAAACAGTTTGCTGTCAAAGCGTTTGCTAGGTTTAGCGTTCTTCCACGTAGCCAGGACTTGCCCGTCAATGGTGGTGAGGGTTGCTTTGTCTTGCATGTAACCCTGCACAATCGTTGCGTAAGCCTCTTCACGGGCTTCCAGAGCCTTTATTTCGCTCTTGACTAGGGCTAGGTAGCGACAAGCCTCTTCTACGGCTTGTGAGGCTGTTTTGCTGGCGCCGTCATCATGCTTGTACATGAGCCTGACTTGCTCTGTGGACTCTGGGGGCAGGGGTTGGCGGGTTTGTACACGTGCCCAGACTTCTGCCATTGTCTTCACAAGCTCTAGCTTTTGGTCTTCACCAATCGTAAAAGGGCAGAGGAAGAACTCTTGACCGCCAAATAGCACAGCCAGATAAACTTTCTCGCAGCCAAAGACTGTTGCTTCGTGTACAAGTTGAGCCATGTCCGCAGCAGGTATAACTCCAGACTCAGCGTCAAACTTGTTGCGTGTCGCAGCGTTGTAGTTTTTGCACTCGACCAGGATNGGTTTGCCATTTTCTTGTCCTACGTAGTCAAAGTGAGATTTGAGCCAGGGTTCTGTTCTGTGGGTGAGAGGTTCTTCCAGCTTGGTGAGTTCGACCTGTAGCTTGTTTTGGGCAAGCCGACCGATAACGGGTTCCATCACATGACCCATCTGGACAGCTTCTATGTCGGACAGATCAGGGATGTCCATCATGCC